GTGATTTTGATGAATTTGATAAAGATAAAGAAGCGGTAGAGTCTTACGAAAAGATGAATGTAGAGCTTGAGGCACAGATTGCAATTCGCGAATTGAGTATTGATGAGCTTGAAGCTGTAGCACGAGTGGCTTTAAAGAACAGTGGAGCGGTTGTAAGTAACATGAGTTCCAGTGAACTAAAAAGAGATATGCTGATTTGGGCTAAGAAAAACCCATCAGAAGTCTTTAATCTTCTTAACGATGAAAACATCAAACTCAGAAACGTTGCGGTAAGAGCGGTAGAGATGGGTGTCCTTCATATTAAGGATGACCAGCGTACTGTCACTTGGGGCAATGATAAAAGACAAAAAATAATTACCGCACCGTATGGTGAAAATGTATACAGTGAGTTAGCGGCATTCTTTAAAACCGACGAAGGTTTAGATGTTATGCAAAAAATAACTAACTTACTATAGTCTGCATAAACAGTCCACAACTCATGGACTAAAGAGAGGTCGCTAAACGCGGCCTCTTTTTTTTTGTATTTTTGTTTAAAATATATCCCATGATAAACAGCGTCAGAAATACAGTGATGTTCTTGTTAAACAAGGATAACAGAGGATATCTAGCACCATCTGAATACGACTTTTTTTCAAAACAAGCGCAACTTGAAATTTTCGAGGGTTACTTTGATGACTACTCACGCGCTGTTTTTTCACAGAACAACAGAAAAAAGGCTTTGAGCTATGGCGATTCTGTCATGCACATTCAAAATAAGATTGACATTTTCTCTACTAGTGGAACGTTGACGTATACAGATGTAGGCGCTCCAAGTGTTGGTGGTGAAGACGACTACTTTAATATGCCTGCTGATTTCTACAAGCTAATCAACATCACGTATGGTGGTAAGGTTGTGCAAGAGGTGGCTAAGCATAAGTTTGATATGCTCATGGATAGCAATCTAACTGTCCCTACCACATCGTTTCCAGTATACAAGAGAGAGGCTAATAAAATTTTTGCTAGACCTCTTAGTATATACTACACGGCAGCAACACCTCAAGGAGTTGAAACGCCTCTTAAAATGAATTATGTAAGAAAACCAGTAGACCCGCATTGGGGGTATAACACGATTAATGGAGACCCTGTTTACAATGCTGATAGTAGTACTGACTTTGAACTACCACCAGCGGACGAAACTGAATTGGTTATCAAGATATGCGGATATGCGGGTCTCAACATTCGTGAAAAGGATGTTGTGGCAATTACTCAACAAATGGAAAATCAAGATTTCCAAAAAGAAAACTTATAATAGATGGCAAAGGTTGGCGTAGACATCACACAATACGAGTACTATCATAATAATGGAAATGCTCCTAAAGACGAAAACTGGGGTACATACCAGTATATGCTATTGACAGATATCGTAAACAACTTTATGCTGTCATATGTAGGTGATGATAAATTGATTAATAAAATAGACCGCAATGAAGTTGTTTTTCACGCTAAACGTGGTTTACAAGAAGTTCATTATGACGCGCTTCGTGAGATTCGTGGGTATGAAGTTGAGGTTCCTGAAACATTAAAGGTTCCGTTACCTCACGACTTTGTGAGCATGGCTAAGATAGGATGGGTTGGTTCTGATGGTGTTGTTCACCCGATTATGCAAAACTTCGATGCTACCACCCCTATTTCTTATCTTCAGGATAGCACAGCGCAAGCTGAGATTCTCATCGACAGTAATAATAAAGCTGTAACCGGTTCCCCGGTCATTGAGGATAAATGGAAAAACCAAGAAAAAGGAACCCTTAGCGCTCCAAGTAAGTATAACTTAGGTCAAAGATTTGGTTTAGATACTAAGTCCGCAAACTTTAACGGCATGTATCATATCGATAAAGACCAGGGGTTTGTATTTGTTAATAGCACCCTTGATGGCCAGCAAATTGTCATTGAATACGTTTCAGATGGTCTTTATGGTCTTGCGGATAGTGAAATCAAGATTCATAAAATGGCAGAAACGTTTATGTATGATTACATATCAGCAACGATATTGTCTTCTAAATTTGCTGTACCAGAGTACGCTGTACGTCGTGCTAAGAAACAATCATCAGCATCTTTGCGTAATTTAAAGATTAGATTAAACTCAATCAAGCTTCCAGAATTGACACAGATTTTACGTGGACGCGATAAGTGGATAAAGTAATATGGAGTTAAAAAACCTATTTAATAAGGGTAAAATGAACAAAGACCTCGATGAGCGTCTTGTTCCCAACGGAGAATATACTGATGCCCTTAATATAAGAGTAGGGAAATCTAGTGGTTCTGATGTTGGTGCTTTAGAAAATGAAAAAGGAAATACAAAACTGTCTTCTATTGACGAGGGTGACAGCCCTGTTTGTATTGGTAGCGTTAGTGACGAAGCCAATGAGAAGATTTATTGGTTTGTAGTTGACGACAATCCTTCTTCTTATATTTATGAGTTTGACCAGCGTAACAATGTTACTACTACCGTTTTAAAGGATACACGTAATGGCGCATCACAGGTATTAAATTTTGATGAGAATCACAAAATTACCCACGCTAATGTTCTGTATGATAAGGAATCTCGGGATACTATTCTGTATTTCACAGACAACCGCAACCCACCTCGCATGGTTAATATCAAGAGAGCCAAAGCGTATGGTGAGAACAATTTTGTTGCCGAAGATATAAATCTCTACAAAAAACCACCAAGGCTTGCGCCAGAAGTAACCCCGTACAACACAAATGTATTGGAAGAAAATGCTGTTTCCGAAAGGCATTTTGCTTTTGCGTACAGATATAAGTACTTAGATGGGCAGTTTACAGCTCTTTCTTCATTTACTAATTATCAGTTTTACCCATCTCTCTATGACTTAGATTTTGAGACATTTGAGAATAATGGTATGATTAATGAGTTTAATGCTTACAGCATAGCATACAACACTGGAGATAAACGCGTAACAGATATTCAGATTTGTTTTAAAACACCATTGTCTGATGTTGTATATGTTATTGATACTATTAACAAGCAGGAAAACGGTCTTTTTGATAATGTATCTCGCTCATACAATTTCACTAACAAGAAGGTTTACAAGGCTTTACCTGACGACGAAATGAATCGTCTGTTTGACAATGTTCCTTTGAAGGCTTTGGCTCAAGACGTGGTTCAGAATCGGCTTGTTTTTGGCAACTATACTACACAGTATGACCTTAAAAGAAACGCTACAGATAGAACCAATCTAACTATAGATTATGTTGCTGAACACGTATCTACATCACTTAATGGTGACTCTCAAACATACACAAGGGCTAACTCTAATAAAAACATTGTATTAGACTTAACTAACGTTTCCTTAATAAAGGGACATCGTTTTACTCTATACATGGACTTAGATTCAGCTATCGGAGGCACACCGCCTGACGACTACTTTGATGGTAGTTTTGTAGGTAATAACTCCGTAGTACTATCGAGAAACTATGTAGACGCCAATGATTTTTACGGCTCAGATGACTTTACGCAGCTCATTAGCTCAATGAACGCGAACTTTAAAAGTAGCGTGATAACAACAAGCCCAGCTAACACGGTAACCCCTATTACATACGGGACGTTTACAAAGGTGTCTTCTACAGCAACTAGCATTACCTTAACAGCCCCTTCTAACACACATACTGTAGATAATACACCAGGAGACTCGAATGACAACGACTTTACGGATTTCAGTGAAGACTTTAGATGGCTTGAAACAACGGAGTTTTTATACCGTGCAAGTGCATCTTCATTATCTTTAAAAAGCAATAGAAGTTTTGATTTTGGATTGGTTTATTTAGATAAAGAAGGTAGATATTCTTCAATCATACCCAACAGTGGTGATGATGGAACGAGTAAGTCTAATTTCTTTGTTCCTGTTGAGTATAGCGACAACATTAATACAGCAAAGATTACCATTAAAAACAAGCCTCCATATTGGGCTGATAGATACAAGTTTTTTGTTAAGACAAATAAGGACTTGCATTATAATATTTTTGCTACAACGTTCTATCAAGACGGTCTATACGCTTGGGTATTATTAAATGGCAATAACCTTCATAAGGTAAAAGAAGGTATGAATCTGCTTGTCAAGTCCGACGATAATGGCCCTCTTAATAGTGAGGTTAAGGTAAAGGTGCTTGAGGTTACTACAAAAGCCGGTAATGACGTTGTGGAAACTGCTGAGGGCTGGATTATTGGTAATGAAGATGCCGGTGGTACAGCTATCAAGGAGATTCAAGGTGTATTCATGAAAATTAGACCAAGTGGATTTACACTGAATCAAGATGAGTACTCATTTTTGCAGTATACTGGACAGCAGCAGCAATCGCTTGTAGGTAATGTAGGCGTAATGATACCCTTATGGGAAGACGATAGAGGTATATCGCAATATACCGATGATGGCGGCAGTACTTGGACTAATCTCGATTTACCACAGGGTAGTAGGATATATCTAAAATTTGAGTCTTGGGATTCACCAGATAGAAATGGTGATGAAGTTCGTTATTTTGAAAAAGATTATATTGTTAAAAACACATATACTCAACAGGCTGGTGTAGCAAGTGTTCTTGAACAATTTTTAGACGCTGAAACAAACTGGAACAAACCAAGCGGTCAATCTTACTATACTGACCCCGATGAGCAATTTAGATTAACCTTTAATTCACCTTCATTCGCGAGAAAAACTGTTGATATTGTATCCACAGAGCAAACGACATTGCTTGAAAGAGGTAGAATTGACGTTAAAATTACCATTCAGCGTACTAATGGCGTTGTTGTTTTCGAAACAGACCCGGATGAGCTTGATAGCGATGTTTATTACGAAGTTTCTGATGCCTTTGATATTTCTGGTGGATTTCACACTGGTAATATACAGAGCCAAACCGCTTCTCAAGACGCTATTGTTTCATTGAATTATGGTAATTGCTATAGTTTTGGCAATGGCGTTGAAAGTATATCTGTAAAAGATGAACGTTTTTCAAGTACGCTGACCATGGACTTGCGTCCGAACATTACTATTCTTGACGGCTACAAAGAAGTTACGGAAACAAACGGCCTGATATACAGCGGTACTGCAAACGAAAACACTGGTTATAATTCTTTAAATGAATTTAACGCATCACGTGGAAACACTAAGTATCTTGACTTGAAATACGGCAGTATTCAAAGGATTTTTGGTAGAGAGACTGACCTTCTTGTGTTGCAGGAAGACCAAGTTAGTAAGGTTTTATATAGCAAAAACATCTTACAAAGTCCTGATGGAAGCGGCTCTTTAACTCAAATCGAGAAGGTATTAGGTCAAACAGTACCTTACGCTGGTGAATACGGCATCTCTAAGAACCCTGAAAGTTTTTCTGAATACGGAGGAAGGGTTTACTTCACAGACGCTACTAGAGGTGCTGTATTAAGATTAAGCAGAGATGGTATAACGCCTATTTCTCAATTCGGAATGGAAGGATACTTTAGGGATAACCTACCTCTCAACAAAGACAAGTACAACCTAGGGGGATACGACCCTCGTTATAACGAATACGTATTGACCATAGGGTCTTCTATAGCTAATAGCCCATCTGTAAATGTTGATTACAATAGCGAGATAAGCTTAGCAGTTCAAGGTGGTAGTAACCGCACATATAGTCTTAATGTAGGCGACACTGCTGGTACTGTTACTTTTGGTTATTTAGTAGATACGGCTATGACTGTTTCGGTACTGTATGATGGTACTACAACAACACATAACATATCTAACAACGGTAGCTTTACATTGTCTGTAACTTCTGCAAATTTATTAAACTCATCTGTTGCTGAAATTACCGTAAGTAGTGCCAACAACGGTTCTTATAATGTTGCGCATTCAAGACCTGCTGCTGTAGAAAGAGAGCTTATTGTTGTTGTTCTAAACGATGTTGATGACGCTGGTAAGACTATTCAGAATAGATTTTACAAAGCAAACAGTCAAATAACAGACGTAAACTATTATAATAAAACTGATGTATTCGCGAACAATGGTATAGCAAGAAACGAAACGTTAGTAGCTGCAAGTACAAATATATACATGCCTGCTGATAACGATGTTATTCACCTTTCATCTCTACAAGAACTTGCTCAGAACAATGGGTATTTTAATTCATGTAACAGGATAGGGTATCTTGTAGATAGTGCTGTAAGAACACCAAGCTACGTTCAATCAAACGCTACTTATGTATCTGAAACCATCACATTTAATAACACACAACGTGAAATAACAGGTTCTTTTACCTTTAGTCCTTCAAGTAACAGTGATAAACTTTATATCATTTTCGATTACCAAAACGGTAGCTGTACACCTACAGATGAAGCTGTTAGTGGCGTAGGAGGAGGTGATGATAATCCAACCCCATAATTATGGCTACAACAATATCATTTAGTGAAGATACAAAAGGCTGGGTGTCTTTTCATTCATATCACCCAGAATGGATGGCAAGGCTTGGCTCTAGTTTTTACAGCTTTAAAAACGGTAACATCTATAAGCATGATACTAATTCTATTCGCAATGAATTTTATGGTGTTACCTATAGCACTTCTGTTACCTTTTCAGCAAACAAAGCTCCTTCAGACGTTAAGGTGTTTAAGACCTTGAAGTTAGAAACAAATAGCAGCGCTTGGTATGCTGATTTAGATTCTCAAATGGAGACCGGAGAAGTCGGAACCTCATCGAATTTAAAGTTCGTTGATAAAGAATCTTTGAAATATGGTTATATACGCAGAAAAGCGAATGATGACTTAAACTTTAATGAGCTTTCTATAACCGGTATTGGTGAGCTGACATCTTCAAATGGTAATGATTACACATTTAACGCTACAATACCTAACCAAATCTCAGCCAACAACGCAGATGGTATTGGTGGTGACGAGTTATATTTCGACGATGGAACTACGCAAAGAGTGGGGACAATATCAGCAATCACAGGAAGCGTGATTACTGTTGCGTCTACAATAAACGCACCGGGCAGCGGAGACTTTTGTTTTGTTGTAAAAGACGCTCAAGCAGAGTCGTACGGACTAAGAGGATATTATTCAAAAATAAAACTAACCAACGATTCTACGGATTATGTAGAGCTTTTTGCTAGCAATGCTGAGGTATTTAAGAGCTACATGTAAATTCGTATATTTGTAATTAAAGAAAATCTACAATGGCAATCACAACTACTATAGGTTTGTTTTTAGGCGGTGCTACCGCTTTAGACTCTTTTGTACAAGGACGCTCAATGACCAACGAGGCATTAAGAGGTCTAGAAGAGTTTGAGGCTCAAAAACTAGTAAACAATTACGAAGGATTGTCTCCGTCTTTAG